CATTTGATATAGACAATTACGATCAATGGGTTGGTAAATGGTATGCTAGATTGGAACAATACTACAAGCAAGTGTTGTAAATGCCCATAGTGAGTATAAATAAAGTATATGTACTCCATCTACAAAACCGTCAATAACATCACGAGTAAATTCTACGTTGGCAAACAGCATAGAAATTATGATTATTATCTCGGCAGTGGTAAACTCCTAAAGAAGGCCATAGCCAAACACGGCAAACACAATTTTACTAAGGTTATATTAGAGGATGGATTGACTGCTACCAAAGCCTCGATCAGAGAACAATTTTGGATCAAAGAAACGGGTGCGTTGACTTCACAGGGTTACAACATGAACGAGGGAGGCATAGGTGGAGACAACAGTCAGCATATAGATTATGCAAACAGGAAGATCAAATACAACACCTCTGGACTACGGGCACACTGGCGATCATTGACTCCAGAGCAACGCAAACAAAAACACAAGGAGCAAGGCATGGCGAGAGCAAAGGCATGGTACGTGAGCAGGGTGGGATATAAAAAAGAAACAGTTGTAAAAAATATCAATCAATGGTGTATTGAGCGTAGTATCGATTCATCAATTGTGTTCCGCTTAACTGATCCAAATGACAAACTTTTTGAAAAACAATGTAAAGGATGGAGGTTTAGAAGACCTGAACAACCTAAATTAACACCATATGTTAACAAAAGAGGGCAAAATCAAAGCACCTTCTGTAAAGGCAAGACTTGGCGTTTAAAGGACGGCAAGCGGGTTTGGATCACTGTATAAATACAGTAAATGTTAACAAAATTTAAAGGAAATTATTAATCGTGCCAATTGTTTCAATCTCAAGAATTCAGCACCGTAGAGGTCTACAGACTGATTTGCCTCAATTAGCGGCTGGTGAATTAGGTTGGTCTATTGATGATCAAAAACTATACATAGGTAACGGCACAGTGGCAGATGGTGCTCCAGCAGTAGGTAATACAGAAATTATGACTGCAGGAACATCTGCATTTACAACAGCATTATCATACACTTACAAAGGGTATCTTGGGGATTTAACACCAATAGTAACAGGTGCGTCTGGAGATGTTTCAAGAACTCTACAACAAGTTTTAGACGATCATGTATCAGTAAAAGCCTTTGATGCTAAAGGTGATAACAGCACAGATGATACTGACGCAATACAAAGAGCATTAGATGAACTATATTCGGATAGTGCAGACCAAGACGACACACGAGCAAGACGAATTTTATTTTTTCCAGCAGGAATTTACAAAACAACATCAGCATTAACTATTCCACCTTACGCACATTTAATTGGCGAAGGTATGGACAAAACAATTATCAGCAACACAGGTAACAATGCAATAGCAGTTACAGAAGATGACGACGGTCAAGTATTTGGAAGTATTGGTGGCTCAAGTGCAACAACTCCTACACAAATACAACTTTCAAACTTAACTTTTCAAACTAATTCACCAAATGGTGGACTATCAATTGATTGTGCAACCAAAGTTTATGTTAACCAATGTAAATTTTTAGGTGCCTTTGATGCAGACTCAACTACAACTGACACTTCTGCTGACAAAGGAATAACTGTTAGGTCACAAACAGGTTTAGATTGTTCAAATATTGTTTTCAATCAATGTCAAATTACAGGCTTTGCTAGATTAGTTGATTTAAGTTATAACGTAACCAATGTTAGATTTAATAATTGTGATTTCAGTAAAGCATATTATGGTTCAATGCTTGGAGAGACTATGGACGGTTCAACTGCTGGTCTTGATGTTGGCCCAAGAGATATACAATTTATAAGTTCAAGTTGGAGCAACATCTCACAACAAGCAATTTATGTAAAAGCGGCAAGTACAACTACAGGTATCGGAACAAGAAATGTTATTTCATATGGTAACTGGTACGGCAAAGATGTTGCAAATAGTTTACTAGGATATGGAACAGTAGAAGAAGTACCTGTAATACAATTTGACAATGACGAATGTAGTTCTATTATGGACTTCTTTGAAAGATCAGATTTAAGAAGATCAGATGGAAGTTCACATCTAAACGCGGCTCCAGAATTACAAGGAATAGGAATACAAGACAAAGCAATAAAATCTCAAACTCTTACAAACAACACATCGACGGCCACCACAATGAACGAATATCCAGCACTAGCAGGAAAAGGAATAAGAATCAAATACAAGATTGTAAGAGGCACCTTAGATAGAACAGGTGAATTTGTAATTAGTGCATCTACCACAGCAGTAAGTTATGATGACACATTTACAGAAAGTGGAGCAACTGTTGGAGTTACTTTAACAGCAGAGTTAGACAACAAAGACTCAACAGCAGGAAATGAAACTGTTGCTTTGAAATACACTACTACTAGCACAGGTACAGACGCCACAATTGATTATCAGACAACTATCATAGCATAAACAACATTATGTTATTATTAAATGGCTGTAGTTTTGCCTACCGTTGGACACCATCACAAAACTTTTTAGAATCGATAGATTGTTATAAGACTGTTAATATATCATCGAATGGCGGCAGTTTTCAACGAGCACTACGTTCTTCTATAGAATATTGTGCTACATTTGGTAAACCTAAATTTGCAGTTATTCCTTTTACTTGGGCGAGTAGATGGGAGTTGGCACTTGCAAAAGAAGATGTACTAATTGACGGGACCTGGGCATGTATGCAACATCCTGAATATATTGATTTTGACACACTAGATAAATCAATACCAAAAGATAAAATTATACAACTCGTAGAAAATTATTATGGTATAATGCCTAATGTTAGATCCACTTGGGATAAAATGTTTACAGAAATAATTTCACTAGCATCATTTTTTGAAGCACAAGGAATAAAATATCTAATGTTTGATATGTGTAACAATTTTGATCAAAAGCATATACTTGGTTATAAAGGTTTTGAAAAATTAGATTTAATAAACAATAATAAAAACATAATTAATATTTTTGAATTTTGTGGTAATAAGTTAATGTATGACAGTTTACCCGAAGAAGCACAGTCTAAAATAGACCCTTATATGCATCATCACCATAGCACAGAGTATCTTGTTCTAGAAAAGTATCTAATAGACTACTTAAATCACAAGTTGTGATAAATTAATTCGTAGACAAAAAACTTTTTTTATCATAATATTAGTATAAAATAAAAAAGCCAAACGACAACCTAGTTTTGCTCTAATGAAGGTGACAAAAAAATAGGAAAAAACAACAAAACTTAAATTTAGATAAATATGGATATATTAAAAACAAAAATCAGAAGCAAAAATACAAAAGGCATAATGACAACTACCAACTCTAGTACAATCAAAGTTCAAAAAAGAGATGGTCGGCAAGAGCCATTAGATATCAACAAAATTCATTTCGTAGTTGAAGAGGCCTGCGAAGAACTTCCTGGTGTATCAGCATCTCAAATTGAGATGAATGCTAACATACAGTTCTATGATGGAATGACAACTAAAGATATTCAGAATGTTTTAGTACGTTCAGCAAATGATCTTATTACTTTAGAAGCACCTAACTATCAATATGCCGCGGCAAGGCTTTTATCATATGATATAAGAAAAGAAGCACACGGACAATACGAATACATTCCATTATTAAAGTTAATTTTAAGAAATGTTAGGCTAGGTGTTTATGATAAAGGCATTGTAGAAAAATATTCTAAAACAGAAATTAAAAAACTTAATACTTGGATTAGAAGAGATAGAGATTTAAATTTCACATACGCAGGTCTTAGACAAATTGTTGACAAATATCTTGTACAAGATAGAAGTTCAGGACAAATATATGAAACACCACAAGATATGTATATGATGATTGCGGCAACTTTGTTTGCTGATTACCCAACTAAAACAAGGATGAGTTATGTTAAAAAATATTATGATGCAATTAGCCAATTTAAAATCAATATTCCAACTCCTGTTATGTCAGGTGTTCGAACACCTATTAGACAGTTTGCTTCGTGCGTACTGGTGGACAGCGACGACACTCTTCCTAGTATTTTCTCTAGTGATATGGCTATTGGTTTATACGTGGCACGGCGTGCAGGCATTGGTATTAACGCTGGCCGAATACGTGGGATCAATTCGAAAATAAGAGGAGGTGAGGTACAACACACAGGTGTCATTCCCTTCCTTAAAAAATTCGAATCAACTGTAAGATGTTGTACACAAAATGGTGTACGTGGCGGAAACGCAACAGTACACTTTCCAATATGGCATCCAGAGATAGAAGATATTTTAGTTTTAAAAAATAACAAAGGTACAGAAGATAACAGAGTAAGAAGAATGGATTACTCAATACAAATTTCTAAATTGTTCTATGAAAGATTTATGAACGAGGAAGATATTAGTTTAATATCACCACATGTTGCACCAGGATTATATGATGCATTTGGAACAAAAGACTTTGATGATTTATATTTGAAGTATGAAGAAGATAAAACAATTCCAAAGAAAAAAGTTCCAGCACAAGATTTATTTTTTGATTTACTAAAAGAAAGAGCAGAAACAGGACGTATCTATATTATGAATATGGATCACGCAAATTCTCACTCCAGTTTTAAAGATAAGATTTCTATGTCAAACTTATGTCAAGAAATTACATTACCTACAATACCAATACAACACATTGATGATGATCAAGGTGAAATTGCACTTTGTATTCTTTCCGCTATTAACGTTGGAACATTAAAAGATATTAGCGAATTAGAAAATTTATGTGATATAAGTGTAAGGGCATTAGATCAAATTATTGATTATCAAGACTATCCAGTTAAAGCGGCCGAAGTATCAACTAAAGCAAGAAGAAGTTTAGGTGTTGGTTACATAGGATTAGCACACTACCTAGCAAAAAATAATGTTAAGTATTCAGATCCTAAGGCTTGGGAGTTAGTAGATAGATTATCAGAAGCATTTCAATACAATTTATTAAGAGCAAGTTGTGATCTTGCAGAAGAAAAAGGAAAATGTACAAAATTTGATAGAACAAAATATGCAGACGGTTTACTACCAATTGATCACTACAAAAGAGAGGTGGACGAAATTGTGCCACACAAACAAAGAATGGCATGGGAAAGTTTAAGAAAAGATATTGCCAAACATGGCTTAAGACATAGTACACTATCAGCACAAATGCCTTCGGAAAGTTCTTCTGTTGTTAGTAACGAAACTAACGGTATAGAACCACCAAGAGCATTACTATCAATTAAGAAATCTAAAAAAGGACCTTTAAAACAAATAGTTCCAGGATTTCCTAAACTTAAAAATGATTATACTTTATTATGGGACATGACAAGTAATGAAGGTTACATTAATATTGTAGCGTTGATGCAAAAGTATTTTGATCAAGCAATATCAGGTAACTGGAGTTATAATCCATTACAATATGAAAACAACGAAGTTCCATTATCTGTAATGGCTCAAGATATGCTTACTGCTTACAAATATGGATGGAAAACTTCTTACTACCAAAACACTTATGACTTTAAAGGCGAAGAAGAAGAAGTTCAACCAGCGGGTATAAGTGCAACTGTTGACGACGACGATGGGGAAGATGTCATCCTAGAACCAGAAAATCCTACACTTATTAACGGTGTAAATGGATATAGCAAAGTAAGTACTACCGCAACCGCAAACGAAGACGGTGAGTGTGAGGCCTGCACAATTTAATTAATTAAATACAACTATAATGGCCAGAACAATTTTTAACCAGAAAATCGTCGACTTCACAAAAGAACCAATGTTTTTTGGTGCAGATCAAAACGTACAAAGGTATGATATATTCAAATATCCACAATTTGATAAAATTAATCAAACAATGCTTGGATATTTTTGGAGACCTGAAGAAGTTAGTTTACAAAAAGACAGATCTGATTATCAAACATTTAGACCAGAACAAAAGCATATATTCACAGCAAACTTAAAATACCAGACACTGTTAGATTCAGTACAAGGACGAGGACCAGCATTAGCATTTTTACCTTATTGTTCTAATCCTGAACTAGAAGGTTGTATTGTTACTTGGGATTTTTTTGAAGCACTACACTCTAGAGCATATACTCACATAATGAAAAATGTATACTCTGATCCTTCTGCAGTGTTTGATACAATTTTAAATGATAAAGAAATATTAAAAAGAGCAACTTCTGTAACAAAATACTATGATGATTTTATTGAGTATGCAAAACAATGGGAAGTTAATAAAAAAGGTTCTACAAGAGTATTAAAGAAAAAATTATATCTTGCAGTAGCCAATGTAAATTGGTTAGAAGGTTTACGTTTTTATGTTTCATTCGCTTGTACTTTTGCATTTGGTGAACTTAAACTTATGGAAGGCTCAGCAAAAATACTTTCATTAATTGCTAGAGATGAAGCAACACACTTAAATCTAACAACACATATTATTAAAAATTGGTTAGCAGGTGATGATAGAGAAATGAGAACTGTTGCCAAAGAATGTGAAGATGATATTATTAAAATGTTTAGGGTAATAGTTGAAGAAGAAAAAGCATGGACCAAATATCTATTCAAAGATGGCTCAATTATTGGACTTAACGAAAGACTATTATGCAGGTATGTAGAGTTTATTGCTAATAAAAGATTACGAACATTAGGTTTTGATCCTTTATTTGATATACCAGCAACACAAAATCCACTACCGTGGACACAGCATTGGTTAAGTTCTAAAGGACTACAAGTGGCACCACAAGAAACAGAAGTTGAAAGTTATATTGTAGGTGGTATTAAACAAGACGTCAAAAAAGGTCAATTCAGCAAATTTAAGTTATAATAACAGCGGTTTTCTACTACTATAAATAATACATTATGCCAGGAGTAGCAAGAAGATGGGATCAAGAAGTAGGACCTATGCACTGTACGCAACCTAAACGATTTGGTGCGTTCAGAACAGTGTTTGCCAACGGAATAAAAATGAGTGGCGTGGGTCATATAAACACGCCATGGCACAAAATATTCATTCCAGCACCTGTCAATAAATGTAAGTCTCACAGTAAAAAATTACTAAAAGGTTCTCCAAATGTTTTTGCTGAAGGCAGACCAATAGGAAGAAAAGGTGATCCAACTGGTTGTTCAATAGTTGTTAAAGGTTCACGAAACGTCTTTGCA